TTCCTGGATGTGTAGAAGCAAATCTTAATGGTCCGGGATTAGTTAAAGATGATCCAAATGGAAATGTTGTTTTTTGTGATGGTCAAGTTCCTTCTTTCAATCCAATTGAATATGATCCGGAAGAAGATGTAAAATTAACTGTACCACCAGAAGCAATAGCACCAAAGTTAGATCTTGAAGGTGATACTAAAATACCTGAAACTCCTCAGGTTTCTATACCAAAAACACCAGAAATTACTATTCCTTCTTGTGAAATAGATGAGGAATATAATGAGCAATTTAAAAGATGTGAAAAGAAAAATAATGAAGAAACTGTAGAGATAATAGAAGAACCCACATTCGTAGAACAGTATTTACCATCAGCAAACGAAGTTACAACAACAGTTACGATTGCTATGGCAGCAGCAACAGCAGCAGTCTTTGGTAAACCATTAGCAGAGATTTTATTAAAGTTAATCAAACCCCTTGTAAAGAAAGTAGTTCAGAAAGCAAAAGATAAAGTTGGTGTCAAGGAAGTGGTGCTCTCTGTGAGTGAGAGACGACAGTTACAAAGAGACTTGAGGAAGTAGACCACTTCCTAAACTGTCACAGCACTCCTTCACAGGGGTGCTTTTTTATTGTATGATGACTTCATACACATCAAATTTATAATTAATTTTATTAAAAGAAATGTTCTCACAGAAAAAAACTAACAATGAAATTGTATCTTGATGATGTAAGAACACCACCAGAAGGTTGGACTCTCGTATCAACTGTAAAGGATATGATGTTCTTAACAGCAACTGAAAATCCTACTCATATCTCTTTAGATCACGACCTTGGAGATACAGATCCAGATTATACTGGATATGACTTTATGAATTGGTTAGAACAGGCAGTTTTCTCTGGTGAATATACTAAAGACGACTTTCCAATCATTACATTTCACACAGACAATCCAGTAGGTCTTCAAAATATGAGAAGATCTTTGGCAAGTATTAATCGTATGCTACTAATTCCATATCCACATTAACGAGGAATAGAATGACGATGAGGGGCAATAGCATTCTTATTCATGACTGTCACATCGGCACATAACTTTGCCATTTCTGTGCCAGGAGTGAATAAGATCCCTTCCTTCATTAGATTTCCACAAGTCTTAAGTCTTGCAAGTTCAAAATCTAATCTCTTATTGGCAGTCAGTTGTCTCTGTAAAGCAATCTGTGTTGATGCTGCTTCTTTACACTGGTCTTGTAACTTTCGGTCCAGTGGTCTAGACCATGTAGCAGAGAAACCTACAGATAAATTATAATTATCTTTCTGTCCAGTTCTGGTTCTCTTTTCAAAAATTATATCTCCTGGATTATCAATCCTTCCATCTCCATCTAAATCACTAACATCATATACTGGATCATTAAAAAATGGTTCGTATGGTTTAGCAGCAGATATAGCACCTGTCACATAGGGTGTAAAGTTGAGAGTGGGACCTTGACACTGTATACCTCCACCGTAGGTGTTTGTAATGTAAGGTCCCTGAAGGACTTGTATAGCTTGGTTTGTAACACTGCCTGAGGAGTTAGCAACAGGATTAGCAGTAGCAGACACACCACCAACAGTTTCAGCATAAGATGGATTTGCAAATAATAATGTTATTGTGAGAATACTTTTAGATACTTTATTTCTTGTAAGTAGTTTTTGGATCATCATAATTTTGTTGGAATTATTAAATTTATTGACTAAAAATTGAAGTCGTATCAGTTGCACTTTCTATTTCTGTTACTCTTTGTATTATTGTTTGATTACTTAATCCTGGACCCTGATAAGTTTCTGTAAATTGGAATGCCTTTCCTGGGTTTGTTTGTTTCCAATTTTGAGAATCTGTTTGTAATCCAGTCAATGTTGAAGTCACTCCATCAATAGTATTGGTGGTTACTACTTGGGGAAGATTGATTTTCCCATCAGTTGTTTCTACATTAGTTCCAGTTACTGAATACTGATAACCGGTGTTATAGTCCATCGAATTGATGGTTTCTGTAATAGTTTGTTTTGTTTCTGTTCTGCTGGTTAATGAACCTTGACTAAAGTTGGGAACAACAGGAACACTCCAAGAAGGTTGAAGTATTCCATGTACAACACCAAGAATCAATCCTATACTAATTGCTTCTTGTAAACTATTCATAATTATTACTTAAAAATGGTGATTTCACTTACGAATTGTCCAATAGCATTTGTTCCAGGACCACCCGCAGTTAAACTAACTGTTCCAGTGGTATCGATAGAACCAGCAAGAGATCCTGCAGTACCACCTGCCTGAATAGTGTTGCTAGAATAAAGAGTCGGACTATCAAATCTACCATTAGATCCAAGATTATCATTAGTGATTACAGTATCACCAACTAATTGAGATTCTGCGAAACTAAATGCTTGACCATCAGTTGCAATACCATAAGTTCCAGAACTTATAGTTGCAGGTGCAGTTGCAGAAGATCCAGTAAGACCACCAAGATTAGTTACTGAAACATTGCTTCCAGATACTGAATAAGAAGAACCTAGACGTGTTGATGATGTTACAGGACCATCAACGGTTAATTGAACACTCGAAGATAATCTAGATGTAAGTCCACCTGCTGATGCAGAGGATGCACTTATCAAAACCATTCCAAAAGCTAGTAATGCTTTTTTCATTTTTTTTTTCTTTTCTGATTTGTGGGCACTGATTTATTTAGTTTCTTGGAAGTTATAAATAAAAATGAAATCTTTTTTTCATTGAAATGAACGAACAGGAAAATCATCTTTCTCAATTATTGGAGCAGAGATTAAAATTGATAGCAGAACTTGAAGGACTTAGTGAGCATTCCACAAGAACCAGAGATTTGATGCTTAAGACTCAAGGTGCTATTGAGTATCTGGAGGCAACTGGTGTCAAACTGCCAGAACCTGAACCAGAAGCAGAAGTGTCTGAGACGGAAGTCGTAGAAGAGGGTTGACGCACAGACCAGAAGGCATTATAATAAACATGTTGATATTGCTCATAAAAAAGCAGTATCAACCTTTGAGGGAGACACTTTAATAAGTGTTATAAACTCAAAAGAAAACTTAATGGAATTATGTCCTAATTGTCATTGAGAGTATGATCACAATCTGTGATTATTTTGCCCCGTTAGCTCAGGAGACAGAGCACGAACCTTCTAAGTTTGCGGTCGGGGGTGCGAATCCTCCACGGGGCGTTGGTCCTTATGGACCTTCCTGACTAAACCCACTTGACAAGAATTCAATCTTGTCTTATACTATCTCTTGTCCGTGTGGAGAAGAACTACCTAATCAATTAATTAACTAATCATGGCAAAAACTTCCCGACTAGATATCGTCATGAATGATAAATTGACCTCAATATTTAATGAATTAGCAAACGAAGACGGTATAAGTAAAGCTGAAATAGTAAGAAGAGCTGTTTTTACTTATAAGGTCTTAAAGGATCAGCAAAAGAAAAATAAAAAACTAGAGTTAGTCGACCAAGACGATAACAGGAAAGAAATTATTTTAGTGTAAGGAGTCGCGCTGCCAACTCAGTCGGGGGTGCGAATCCTCCACGGGGCGTTGGTCCTTATGGACCTTCCTGACTAAACCCACTTGACAAGAATTCAATCTTGTCTTATACTATCTCTTGTCCGTGTGGAGAAGAACTACCTAATCAATTAATTAACTAATCATGAAAAGAGCATCCCGGTTAGACTTGGATTTGAACGATCAAATGACCGAGGTATTTGATGAGATACAAAAAGAAGACGGCATAACTAAAGCCGAAATCGTAAGAAGAGCAGTTGCTTACTATAGGATTTTAAGAGACCAGAAAAGTAACAACAGGAAAGTACTGTTAGTTGACCAAGACGGTAGTAACGCGAAAGAGCTTATTTTGATCTAAAGAGTCGCGCTGCCAACTCAGTCGGGGGTGCGAATCCTCCACGAGGCGTTGACAAGAATCAAATTTTGTCTTATACTATCTCTTGTGTGAAGGAAGATGCGTTGGGAGAGCAATCTCCCACTCTGCGGAATTAGTTTAGAGGCAAAACTAAAGGTTTCCAACCTTTCGTCACCAGTTCGATTCTGGTATTCCGCTTTCGGGTTATCCGAATACCCGAAAAACAAAATGAGTATAAATACTCTGAAGTTACTGTAAGTAACGATTTACAACAGAACCAGTCGAGGTTCTTAACATCTGCGGGTAACCATTCCGCAAGTAAAAAACGAGGAAAACAAATGTTTAAAACGACTATCGCTGCAGCTGCTGTTGCTGTTGCTATTGCCCCTGCTGCTGCCCTAGCCGGACCCTACGTCAATGTCGAAGCTAACTCCGGTTGGACGGGATCTGATTATGGTGGAACTGCTACAGACCTTCACGTTGGATATGAAGGTGAACTGGGTGAGTCTGCATCCTACTACGTACAAGGAGGAGCTACTGTAGTCTCCCCTGATGGTGCTGAAAGCGACACTGTTCCTTCTGGTAAGGCAGGTCTCGGTCTTGCACTGACCGACGCACTGGGTGCATATGGTGAAGTATCCTTCGTCGGTTCAGGTGATTCTGACATCGACCGTGGTTACGGAACCAAGTTGGGTCTGAAGTACTCCTTCTGATATCTAACATAGACATCTAGATGTTCGGGGACTCTGACGAGAGTCTCCTTTTTTATGCTTTGGTTTATGGAAGGTTAAAATTAGTATAACCCACTCTATATACTGAGGTTTACTTTAAGTCAACTTAATTTTTACTTAAAGACACAGATCTGAATGGGTCTGTTATAATAACCAAGTAATCACATTACACAAAAAACAAATGAAAGCATTCGCAGTTGCCCTGCTCGGTTTGGCGATCTCCGTCCCCGCCATGGCAGGTCCATATGTAGAGTCCAAGTCCGAGTTCAAAGGAACTGATGAGGAGTTCAGTAAGCAAGTCCACCAAGGACGTGTAGGATATGAGTGGAAGACAGGAAACTTTGCTCCATACATCGAAGGTGGTGCTGGAGTATCTGTTCCTGATGGTGGTGAGCAAGAAGGTTTTACTGCTCTTGAACTTGGTAGTAAAGTAAAGATCACTGATAATTTCAGTGCTTATGGTAAGTGGGAGAACATTTTCCAAGATGATTCTACTCGTGATTGGAAAGTTGAAGTCGGCACCAAGTATAAGTTCTGAGGATTAGATAATGAAACTTAAAGCAATTGCAGCAGCTACAGCAACTATTCCTCTTATGGTTGCCTGTGGTGGATCTAAGGAAACATTTCAACTAAGTGGAGCAGGTGCTACATTCCCTGCACCATTGTATCAAGCATGGTTTCAAACCATGGCAAGTGAAACTGGAAACCAAGTAAACTATCAAGCAGTTGGTAGTGGATCTGGTGTCCGTCAGTATGTTGCTAAAACTGTTGACTTTGGTGCCAGTGATGGTGCTGTAAGTGATGAGAAGCAGAAGATTCCAATGGTCCACATTCCTATGACTGGTGGTGCTATTGTTCCTGCTTACAACTATCCTGGTTGTGATGCCAAGATGACACAGACACAACTTGCTGATGTATATCTTGGTAAGATTACTAACTGGTCTACCTTTGGATGTGAAAGTAAAACTATTCTTCCTGTATTCCGTTCTGATGGTAGTGGCACCACAAAAGGTTTCACTAACTCACTATCAGCATTCTCTCTTGAATGGGAAGAAACTGTTGGCACGGGTAAGGCAGTAAAGTGGCCTACTGGTGTTGGTGGTAAAGGTAACTCTGGTGTTGCCGCACAAGTTAAACAGGTTCCTGGTTCCATTGGTTACCTGAACTATGGTTATGTTGTAAACAGTGACTTCCAACAAGTTGCACTACAAAACAAGGCAGGTAACTATGTCAAAGCAAATGCTGAAACATCTGCAGCAGGTCTATCGAGAATCATCCTTGACGATCAGCTTCGTGGTGCTGACGCTAACCCTGCTGGTGCCAATGCATATCCTATTGTCTCCCTTACTTGGATCCTAGCGTATCCTGAGTCCAAGGTTGGTGTGAAAGAAACTCTTCGTTATATGTTGAGTGAGAAGGCACAGGCAATGTCTGATGGTCTTGGTTATGTTCCTCTTCCTGAGGATCTGAGACAGAAAGCACTTGCTGCTGTTGACAGTATCGAATAATATAAGTATAGTGGGGGACAGTAGTCCCCCCTTTTTTTATGAAAAAGAAAATGAAAAAGTCGGAACAAAAAATTGCAGACTGCGATAACATCTATGATATGATTGAGATGCTACAGTTTCGTATTGAGGAAATGGAAAATGAACACACGCAATTGATTCGTAAGATGGGAGAACTAAATAGTCGCGTAGACGACTTTTCTACAAATGAAAATTAATCTTTGGTACTCTAAGGGTATGAGTCAATGGAGATGGACTCTCTGTGAAGAATTTAGAAATGGTGTTACGAAAGTAGAACAACATGCCGGACAACGTGAGAAATTGCGAGATGCAATGAATGATGTTGCCAATACGGTAGAATATATATTAGAAGAAAAATTATAAATAATTGAAAACTGAAGATTTATAAAGAATTATACAATGGAAAATATAAAGATTAGGTGTCGTTCCTGTGGAAAGGAATTGGAAGGACATCCAAGTAAGACAGTTTGTTGTGGTTGTCCGAATATGGCAACCATTCGTGGTGATAAGATTTCAGCAATTGACTTTTCGAATATTGTTATGTTAAACTCTTATCAATCTAAAAATAAAAAGTCAGTTCTTTCACAAGAAGATATTTTGTGGCAGGAACAAAGAAAGAAACGTAAAGTTCGTAAAATGAATTTTGAAGTTAGGTAATATTAGGAAATCAAAATAAGTTGACAAATTCAAATTAGTAACTATTATATCTAATATAGATTTTAATTAAAGGAAATGGACGAGCATACCTACAATAACTGGGTGAAAGTCAAAGAGACTTTTGAGTCATCTGGAAATACCAACAACTTCTTTTATCAGAGAGCATGTGCAATTGTTGGAGGATCACCAGATCCTATTGATAAAATGATGAAAAATGATACATCAACAGAATGATATAGAATCAAAAGAACAATATGTCACTCTAAAGGAGTGTCAGGAGATGATTGACGATGCTATTCGGAGACACAATAGAAATGCAGGTATTATCAGCATGTGTGTTGGGTGGGTTGTCTTATGCTTATTTGCTGAGGGCCTTCTCAGATTGATTGGAGTTATTCCTCCACTATTACCATGTTTACAAATTAAACTATAGGAGAATTTTATGAAAGTTGGAATGATTGGTTTGGGTCGTACTGGTGAAGGTATTTCCCGTCGTATGATTGAAAAGGGAATTGAAGTTTGGGGTTATAGTAGCAGTAGTTATGAGAATGCCTGTGGTCAATATGAAGCAGGATATATTAGTGGATGTGTAACTTCACTAGAGTATCTTGTTCAGGCAGTTAAATCTGACGGTCTTAGATACACTAGTGCTGGAAAAGTTCCTGGCATCTTTCAGATTACACTTCCAGAACAAAAGGCAGAAGACACACTTGATGAGTTGCTACCTTTACTTGAAGAGGGTGATATTATTATTGATTACAGTACCAGTGACATAACAAAATGTCAGGAACTTGAGAAGTACTGCTCTAAGTTGGGTATATCTTATATCTTCTCCGGAGTATATGGAGCACCTTATGCTATCAATGCTTGTTCTAAAATTTTCCAATCTCTATCACCAGGAAATGTCATATGACTTTAGCAGATGTCTTACTCTGGGGAACGATACCCTTTCTATGTGCCACCATCTATTTCGGGCACAGAAAAGGTGAAAATATCTACTATGAAAGTGACAAATATGACGGAAATGGAACATCGCATTAAGATGAGACATGCGTTTGCCATGTCCTCATTTGGTAGAATGTTCACACCAAATAGAATAACATGTGAGATGAGAATATTATGTGAGGAGTGGTCTGAAAATATTGATGAATCTCCACCTACTAAAGACTTATATCAAGTTGATCGTTACTTTTTAGAACTATGGAAAATATGGTCATTACCTTCATAATATTTTATTGCTCATTCGGTTTATTTCTTTTTATCCTTTCAATTTTACAAGAATAATGTTACATTTTGCTAGGTTTTGTGGAACAGTATTAAACAATCCATGGGGTTGTGGATTTTTGGCATGGTGTCTTATCTTCGTTCCTATTATAGGAATGTGGGCAGTCCACAAATATAATTGGCAGCATTGGGCACCATTTGACAGAGGTCACTAGAGGTAGTATAATGTATAAGATAGGTAAGGAAAGAAAAAGGAGCATGGGAACCGACCGGACGTAATCTGGAAGGAGATACCGCACCTGCCTTGACAACTTGACTACATAATCACAACACCGTATAATATACAGGTAATCAAAACGGACAATGGCACTGACTGAAAAATTCAAAACCAAGGATTTAGATACCCTTCGTAATGCTGCAAAAGGTGAAATTTTCTTAGATGTAAAAAGTCCAAAATTATTTAAGAAGGTTCGCAAATATTATGAATCTAATGGAGTAATTTTTTCTGGTGATCCACTTGATGACTATGAAATCATGATGGACTGTTTGTATTCTGATTTAGAAATTTCTGTTGAGGTTGTTTAATCGTAGTCATGGAGAGACTTAAAAAACCCTGGTGAAGTCATATGACCCCCTTAAGAGGAGAGTTTGCATAAACTCTCCTTTTTTGGTATAATATATACTAGGAGTTTAGATATTTTATGTCTGATTATAAGAAGACTGCACTTGTTCTTGGTGCGGGTGGATTTATTGGAAGTCACATGGTTAAGAGACTTCGTTCTGAAGGATACTGGGTTCGTGGAGTTGATCTTAAGCATCCTGAATATTCAGCGTCTCATGCGAATGAGTTTATTGTTGGTGACTTAAGAGACACTCGTTTTGTTTCTAGATGTGTTCGTTTTACTGGTTATCTTGGAAACTTCTACAAAGATATTGTAGATAAGTTTGCCGAACCTTTTGATGAGATCTATCAGTTTGCTGCTGATATGGGCGGAGCAGGATTTGTATTCACTGGTGAGAATGATGCAGACATCATGCACAACTCTGTGTCCATCAATCTGAATGTTCTTGAGGAACAACGTAAACTGAATGAAATTACAGAACAAAATAAAACTAAAATCTTTTATTCTGGATCGGCATGTATGTATCCAGAGCATAATCAACTAGACCCTGATAATCCCGATTGCTGTGAAGAATCAGCATACCCCGCAAACCCAGACTCTGAGTATGGATGGGAGAAACTCTTCTCTGAGCGTCTCTACCTTGCTTACAATCGTAACCATGGCATCCCTGTTCGGGTTGCTAGGTATCACAATATCTTTGGACCTGAAGGAACCTGGGACGGTGGTAGAGAGAAAGTACCAGCATC